CTTCTGAAAGTTGTTTTATTGTTTTAAAGCCATCAGGTACAGCAATTTTTGTATCGCCATGTAAACAATACTCCATTTCCGAAAAATCTGCGTATCTAGCCATTCTATCATATGTACCATATGCAGACATTGCTGCGCTGTATACAGCACTTTGATTTTTTCTAAATGTTTCAAATGCTGTCGAAGTTTTATTGTCAATCGGCTTAAGTACACTTCGCTTAACGACCGGCCCAGATCTAAAAAGACGTGTTAGCCTTCCAAATAAACTTCCTTGTTGTTTGTCTGCCATCATTTATTCCTTATTTTAGTACCCATAACATATCACTAGGTATATTACTGCGATTTGTTGCAGAATTAACATTTGTACTAACAATTCTTTTATCTTTGCCACTATTAGATCTATATATCGGTGAACCCATTCCATTTCCATCACTTTCAGAATGATATTCTTTTCTTTCTACTTTAAACGCGTTGAGTATTGCTTGATTAACAGATTTTGAATCTTTGCTATAATCAGTGCTTGTATCATAAAGCCAAGAGCCTATTGCAAGACTCATCACTAGATCATCATTGAAACCTCGCTTTGCTTGAACTTTACCTGATTGCCAAGTAAAAACCTTAAGTTCTTCATAAAATCTAGAAGAGTAAGATATTATTTGTTTGTTTCTTATCACTTCTTCTAATTTTGCTAAGACTATACCTCTCGTCTTCCCATTTGTATTAAAGCCGGCTGTGTCTGGTGTTGATGGTGGGACGTAGTTGCCTACATAAGCTGCTTTTCTGCCGGGCTTATAATATAGCTTAGGGTACCGTAATTCAATTAGCTTGAGTATTGTTGCGTATCCATACGAATTATTCTCCGGGCATAATAACGCCTTATTGTATTTTATACCAAACTCAGCTAAGAGTACTCCAAAATTGTCCGGCCTGATTTTGCCTTTATACTCGCAAACGATCTCGCCAGTCTGTGTATCTATTATATGAAAAGTTGAGTAATCTTTTGCATCGCCTCTTGCAACGTCTGCAGACATTATATAATCATGCTCTGATAACGGGTGCTTCCATATCCATACATTTCTATCATCGCCAGCTCGAGCTATAGGCTTTTGTATACATGTTCGCATCCACTCTATAGCTGCATCATCTAAAAACGTTTCGCCACTTGTCGAAAAATCACAAAGAAACTCTTGTGCAATTTGCCTTTTCGACATGTTTGCAGTCATCTGATCAAACCAGGCCTGATCGTAGTCAGGATTAAAATGCCAAGGTATCTTGATTGCATTAAATTCGTTTAATCCTGCTTCTGCTTGTGTATATAATTTATAATATTGCCCTCCTGCTCCATTCGGGGTTGATAGAATAATTGCTCTACCACCCGTTGACAGTGTTGGATAAATTCCCGTCCAAATCATATCAAAATTTCTTACAAAAGCAGCTTCATCTACAATTAGCAAAGATAACGACTCAGATCTACCTGCGTCTTCTGAGGTGGGTATTGCCTTTATTTGGGATCCGGTGTTAAACACTATTTCTTGCTTATTGTTTGATACCATTTCAGGTAAAATAAGCCATTTGGGTAGTGATCTTAACATTGACTTTACTTTAACAATAAAGTTTTGAGCAATTTTGAGCTTTGTTGCGATGATCAGTATGCTTTGTTCTTTCTTAAAAATTGCTAGCCACACAGAGTATGCTGCTGCTAATGTTGATAAGCCTTGCTGCCTGGACTTTAATATTATGTTAAATCTGTGATCGTTGAAATCATCAATACATTCTTTTTGAAAATCATACATCTGAAACGGGATCATTCCTCTCATCGGATGCTGAATCTTAACATAAGTTTCAAAGAAATAATTAGGATCTTTACCACATTTAATTATTTCTTTAACTTGCTGCTGTCTAGATTGAATGCTAGATTTCAAAGCCATTAACTAATCTCGAACGAATAAGTATTTCTTACAAGCGCTGTACCTTTTGGCGAAAAAGCAGACATATTTATAAGCTCAACAGACTTATTATCACCTATTTCTTTGCTTTTTAGTGCTCTGCCGGCTGCTGACTTAAACTCTTTCTTTATGTCTTTAAGACGTGCGTTACATGCTTGATCTAGCTGCTTGTAAGCTTTGTTTGATTCTGTCTGCATTTCAGCTCGATTCAATAAGTTAACTACAACCATACAGGTGATATCTAGACGACCATCTGATACTATTTTAGGCAGTATCTTAAATGATCCGGCTCCCCTATAATCATCGTCAAACTGTGGATCGATAATATTGCCTAATATTCTGGTTTCTTCTAAATTCATTTCTGCTCCTTGGGAATTAACTGACACTTTCTATTATAAATATGCGTTTCTAAAGTTTCTTTATCAGGACGCCACCCATCTTTCCATTCTTTTTTTCTGGCTTCTGCAAAAGTTAAGTAGCAATCATGACATATACCGTTCCAGTTTTTTGACTTTGTAAAGTCTTCAAATGACAAATGAGGAAATTTGCAAAGTATACAAAAAAACAAATCTTTGTCTGATCCTGACTTATTTTTAAAGATAACATTACGACTGGTGTACATGTGAGTCTACGCCCTCTTTGATTATTTCAACTGTATTATCAACAATATCTTTAATTGCATCGATATGCGAAATAATTATAATATTTTTAAATATTTTCTTAAATGATGCTAGTAGTTTACTGCAGGATTCTAGGTTTGTTTCATCTAAAGAACCAAAGCCTTCATCAATTATTAACATGTTTGTCTTTGGAAGCGTAGAGATATTAATAAGTGCCACTCTTATTGCTAACGATGACATCATCTTTTCCATTCCTGATGCTAACTCAACTATTCTTCTGCTATCACCATAGTTTATATAGATATCCATTGCATTGCTTTCTAAATCTGCTTCCAACTCTATTGTGAAACCTACAACGCCTTGCAAGATTTTAGAAATTTCCGCATTGATCTTAGGCAACAAAGAATAAAGTAGTTGTACAGGAATGCCTCGTTTTGACGTCGCTTGGATGAACATATCATAAAGTTTTAATTCCTTGTTTATCTTCTGATAATCTTCATAGTTCTTTTTGTAAAGATCTCTTTTGACTCGCCATGACGCAATGTGACTTATTGCAGAGTCTCTTTGTGTAGAGATATGCTTTCTTTCTTTTTCTAGTTGGCCTATTCTATTATGTATTTCTTCAAAACTACTAGAGTCTTGTGAACTATATAATACCTGAATGTTCTTATAGTCTTGTTCAGCAGAATCAAGTTGTCCTTTTAAGTTTGATATCGATTGCGACACACGTTCTATTTCAATTTTTCTTTCTGAAATTTCATCTACAAATTTAGATTTTGTACTCAAGATTGAGTTATACTGTTCTATTTGTTTTTCATAATCTTCTGATAAACTGCTAAGTTCTTCATCAATATCATCAACCTTGACAGACAGAAAAGTTACTTTTTCTACTTGTTTTTCTAATCTTTGCTTACTCTTGTGAGAGTTTTTAATAAACTTACAAGTTGGAAAACTATCACCGCAAGGAACTTGATCAAGAATTTTAACAGATTTTTCTATATTTGCTAGTTCTTTTCTTTCTAACTTGAGGTCACCCTTCAATTCAATTAAGAATTGTCTAATTTTTCTTTTTGAGTTTCTTTTCTTTTTCACTTCTTCTAAGCTGAAATTAACCAAAAAGTTTTCTATTTTTTTTATCTTTTCTGTTTGAAGTCTAATAGAATCAATGATATCAAACTTTTTATCAGATAGATTTGAAATTTCTATTTTTATTTTTTCGCAGTTTCGCTTCTTTTTGTTCACTGCAGCTTGGGAAATATATTCTATTTCTTCGTTTATACTACCCTTCATATCTTTAATAACTGATTCTGCATCTTCCAGCTTGCTTTCACAAGAAAACTTGTCTAATAAGTGATCATCGATCTTGCTTAGACAGTGTTCATGTTTTTCTTCCCAATTTTCAGAAGAAAGTACATTTATCTTACTTCTTAATGGCCCCGCTTCTTTTTTCGCTAGCTCTGACATCTTATCAAATACTTCTAAGTCAAGAAAATTTGACAATATATTCTTTCTTGCAGCTGCTTTTTCTTTAATAAAATTATTTATTTCACCTTGTGATGCTAAGCTAGTCATTAAAAATTCTTCGCTTGTACCGATGATCTTCCTTAAAATCTTTTCTGTTTCCCTTCTTTGTTCGTCTGTTAGATCTTCTATAACCTCACCAGCTGAATTGAGTTTATAGAGCTTTAACGATGTCGGTGCCCAGACGTCTTTTTTAGTTTGTTTCTTTATTGTTTCTCTTACTATTCTATATGAATGACCTGCTGCGCTGATATCTACAGAGGCTTTGCAACTGCTGTATCTTGTATTGATAATATGCAAGTTTTTAATAGAGCCTCTATCAGATGAATTAAAAAGACCGTAAACAAGGCTGCCGATGATTGAAGACTTCCCTCTTGCATTTCTTCCAAATATACCCGTGATACCAGGTAAATTATCAAAATTAATGTGATTGTTACCATTATACGAAAATGTATTGTCAAACTTTAATGAATTGATTGTCCACTTAGAATTTCTATTATCCTCACCAGACTTTGATATTGCATCAATATAAGTACTTGTCATCAAATTTAGCTTTTCCCATTGATCTGCTGCTAAAGTGTGACCGTCATAGTAAGCTTTAATCAACTCAATTTGAACGTTTGCATCTCTTAGATTTAATGCTTCTTTATTTGACTGATCCACCAGACTTTTCTCTGAATCAAACTTTGTCTCTATTTTGAATACAACTTCTTTTGCATTATGTGTTTTCTTTAATGTCTTTCTAAGACGTTTTGCATCAAGTTGTGATATAAAGTTGTCTGCTCTAATTCTGAATCTGGACTGTCTAGGGTGGTATTTACACTGAGTAAGTGTCGACTTGATATCTCCTTGCCAATCGACTGTTATATACGGATGAATGTTCTTAACAGGAATGTATTTAACATCAAAGTCGACTTTACTCCTTATGTCCCAAAACAAAAAGCCCTTGTCAGGCGTTTCACCGTAATTCTGCTGAATCGTACTGCCACAATATGCAAATGTCTTATCCTTGTTTAAAAACTGTCGCTTGTGTATATCACCCAATAGTGCAAAGTCGTAATCTTTAAAAAAGCTAAGATTAACCTCACCTCCGAGCTGCCAGTCAACATCAGTTAGCGAGCCTCGAACAGATCCGTGAAACAATGCTATGTTTATATCAGAAGGATCTGGTTTTAGATTGACCCAGTTTTCTTCATCGAAACATGAGAAGACACACCATTTAAACCCAGGGAACCCTGTTTCATATACACCCGTATCTTTAAATAAAAATATATTCGGATTATCTATGGCTCTTATAATCGGTGTTATTGCATCTTGTCTATCCTTGTTCATCATTAGACCGTCATGATTTCCTAATATAACATGCACTGGACATATTGATGCCATCTTATTAAACCACCAACAGAGGCTCTGTATTAGCTCTGGTGAGATTCCTTGCGTTTTGCTATGTACAATATCACCGCCAACATAAATAACGTCTGGATTGCATTTTCGTGCCTTTTCAAAAAAGTCATTAAAAGCTAATATATACTCTTCATGTCTAGACAGCCCGCGCCAATGAATGTCGGCAATATGAACAATCTTCATCTATTCTCCTAGTTTTTAACTCATCAATACAATAGAGTCTCTTTTCTCTTTTATAAAATTAAGTTCTTCGTATCCTGGTAATAATACCCAGCATCTTTTAGATGTACAAGTTTTCGGTTTTCGTGCGCACCCATCGGTCATTACAATGTATCCGTCAAACTCACTTATTCTTTTTCGAAAATGATCTTCAACACAATCAAAACATGTACCGCCTGTTAAAGTTCTCATAGGATTTCTATATTTCTGGCCTTTTCTCCAGTTATACTCTGAGTCTACATCAACGCTTGTATCAAAATGAAAGACCTTAAAAGCAACTGTTTTTGCTAGTCCTTCCAATGCAGCAAAGAACATAGCAATACCTTCTTCGCTAACAGAACCAGACTGATCGATGTATATAGCCAAACTTGAAGTTCTTTTTACTTTTGTTCCTGGGTGTATGTACGGATACTTTCTATTAATTCTTCTAAACGTCCTAGACTTTTTTGACTTTTGTTTTGTTCCGCAAAAATACTGAAGCGTTTTCTTCCAATCAATAGTGTTGTTAAACATACCCGATATATCTGATCGTGTCTGGGATGAACATGATCCCCAACCACTAGATCTACTATTTGCTTTATCAGCAGATTTTTTAATAATATCCTTGAGCTTAGACTTCATAACTTCAATATCTGAACCTGATAATGAGTTGTCTCCGTCTAAGTGTACATCAAAGCCGACACTATTACCATCACCAAATGCAGACTCAAAAGCGTCAGATACGTCTTTATCCTCCTTGAGCTTTTCCATGTACCACTCTGACGACTTGTACTTTGGAAGATTTTCAATAAAGCCGGACATCTTTTTTTGTCTTTTAATTAGTTCTGGCGTCATATTATCTAATTTTACTGGCTTCAAGGCCATGCCAGGTACTAGTCCTCCGTCAGGCAAATAGCTTGCGGCAATAAGTGAGTTTATTGCCAAGTCTGTTGCAATGTTCCAAAGCGTATGAGGATCTTGTTTTCTAGCAACAACATGCTGATAGATCAGATGATAACACTCATGTTTCATAAGTCCAAAAAACTTATGCTTAGGCAGCTTGGCAACAAAATCAGGATTCCAATATAACACGAAAGAGTTTGACCGTACAGTCACGCCGGCTGTTGGTATATCATATGTCTTAATTTTTTTCAAGTTCATAATGATCGATGCGAAAAAAGGCTCATCAAGTAAAAAGTCGACCATTAGTTTGTCAAACTTCTTATCTGTCAATGTTTGTTCTGTAAATTCTTTAATTTCCATCTTTGCTCCCTTTGGTTTATAGTGTTATTATAACACAAAAGGCATAAAGTTACATGAGTTAACAATTACAATATGCCTTTTGTGTATGTGTCTGCTGGGGTTGTCAATCTTAAATGTTTTGATTTGTCTTAACAATTCTAGTGATCAAAGTTCCAAAGTGTCTATGAAACTTTTTAATGAGAGGTATTAACTTTGTCTCCATAATTAAGTTGAAAAAATTAACAATCATTTCATCTGGGCAAGATTTAACATAGTCTGAAATATTAGCTACCTGCTTGAGAGTGATATCTTCATGGTTTGAATTCAAGTAAAGCATGATTTTTTCAATCAAATCATTTTTCTTATCTGCGTTAAGCATGCTTGCAATATCATCTTTGACTACTGAATACCTGTTTGCAACATCTTCAGCACTAAAGCTTCTTGTATAGTCTTGCAAGAATCCAATAAATTTAATGGATGCTGTCTCACCTACAAATCCCATGCTTAAGGGGAATAGTAGAGCTGGCATATTTTTATCGCCGGCATACTCATCCGGATTTAATCCTGCGTGTATGAGAGTTTCACAAAGCCTGTGCCATGAAGCTGGGTTTGGATAAATTTTTCCGGGTTCCATTTCGCCTGTATGACGCAAAAAGTTTGAATGAGTTTTAATAAATTCTTGAGCAACTCTCGGGATATCCTTTCTATCATGTGCCCACTCTAACCAGTCTTCTACAGTCGGTTCTAGATCAACTGTCCAAAAACGACGAAGTAGAGCAGGATCCATATCCAAGACTTGATATT